GGAAGGATCAAATCAAGTTCAGGGTGGAGACCTTCAGGGAAGGCCGCCCTAAACAACGCACGCTCGACGTGCACGATCATGTCGCGGGATACGGTCATGTCAAACCGACTGAAGTCAGTTTCGACAATCGCGCCCCTCCATGACTCTGCCATTAGTGGGCCTCTCTCTTGCGGAGTGAGACCCTTGACAAGGTATGGGCACTGCTTAGCTAGTTTCTCAATCGCCGCCACGTAAGGGCCTAGGATTGAAAGGAATTTATCGCTTCTTGGACTGATGTTTCTTGGGTCCGTTGCGGTTGTTGAGGTTTCTACTTTTATAAAACTTTTTAGTAGACTGTCCTTCTTTAGAATTCCTTCTCCAGTCACTTCTGACTGGGCGAGGGTTAGCTCCTCTTGCCTGTGGTCCTTGAACCGGCTTACCCACTCCTTGAACGGTATGGGGTTGGTTGGGACCAGCCACTGATTTTCCGGCAGAGTTAGAAACTCCTTTACGCTGGCATCTAGTGTTTTGACGTCTATTGTTGGGTCGGTCGACAATGTTCCTCCAGTTTCCACCGAAGAGGTTGCCAAGTTGTTGGTTGGTAAGGCTTTCAAGGATTTGCTGTCTTGTGATGCAAGACGGAACTCGGGGGGAGAGTCTGAAGCACTTGGGCCCGGCAGGGTGATCTGGGTGCTTGCAGTTGCTCTTGAGGTGAAGGTGGTCTCCACGAGCTTTATTATCGGTGTGCTGTCCTTGAAGCTTGCCGCCGTTAGATGATGGTCCCACGGCATTGATGGGTCCTGCACCTTCAACTGGGTGGCTATCCTTAGTAGCTCCGTTGTCCACTCTGACGACATCTCGCTTAGTGGCCTTAGGTACTCCTCGGGAATATCCAGTATTGGGTGGTTGCGCACCGCTACGAAGTGGCGGGGCAACGTACGTCTTATCATCTCGCTCCTTGTTAATGGAGCTGGTAGTAGTGCTGGGTGTGCTAACGGCACTACTGCCATCAGTCTCTTTTCTATGCCCGCTGCTTGATTCTGTTGTGTCCTTGCTGGGAGTGCTGCATTGTTCGTCAAGAGAGGGGGAAGAATCATCCTCCCCCGCCGCACGAAAGGGCTCAACAGGAGCTCGGGGTGTATCTAGAAGGGTTGTGGCTAGCCTTGGGTAATCAATCTCATAGTTGTGAACAGTGATTTCATTCCAAAGCCAGGGGGCCTTTTGACGGGATGCCCAGCGGGACACCATGTTTAAGGCCCAACCGAAGTATGGTAGGCTTGATGCTTGAACGACAGGGATTAGCTGCCGGTAGATAAACTTCTGGATAAAGTTCATACCTAATGGGCTGGAGATATACGAGTCGCGAGTAGCAACGGCAAATCTGTCAGCAACTAAGATGGTCAAGTCGGCGGCATCTGAGATGCAGTC